TACACAAGATGATGTACCTGAGGAATAATTTTATTATAAATAATAAGAAATGGAGATAATTAATTATGGAAAACATTGAACAATTGATCCAACAAGCAGCTGATCAAGATTTTGCAACAGCAAATAATACTTTTGCTGAAATTATGGCAGCAAAGATGAATGATGCTTTAGATCAAGAACGGATTAAAGTATCCGGTCAAATTTATAATGGTCTTGAAGAAGAGGACCCCGAAGAGGAACAACTTGAATTAGATCTAGATGATGAAGATGTTGAAGTAGAGTTTGAAGAGGATGACGTAGATGTTGACGACGCAGTTGATACAGAAGACCCCGATGAAGACTCTGAAGACGATTAGAGAAGCTGTAAAGAAAGAACGTACAGTTTTTAAAAGAAAATATGATGGCTTTAGATTAGAAATCATTCAGAGATTTGATAAATTTGAAGCTTATGTAGACGGTGAAAAATTAGATACATACGATACAAAACAGCATGCACAAAAAATGCTTATGCAGTTTGTTAGGGAAGTAGATTAATGAAGCTTATTGCTGAATACACAGAAAATGATATTCAATGCTTGGTCGAAGCCAAGGAAGATGGTACAAAGAATTATACCATCGAAGGTGTATTCGCGCAAGCTGAACAAAAGAATAGAAATGGACGTATATATCCGAAGGCTGTCATGGAAGGCGCCGTAAAGAAATACGTCAATGAACAAGTTAAAACAAAACGGGCTGTTGGTGAACTAAATCACCCTGAAGGTCCTACTGTAAACTTGGATAAAGTTTCTCACCTTATTACTGATCTTAAATTTGAAGACAATAATGTGGTGGGTAAGGCACGTATCTTGGACACTCCAATGGGACAAATCGTTAAAGGTTTGCTTGAAGGCGGTGTGCAGCTAGGTGTCTCAACTCGTGGTATGGGTAGCCTTGAGAAACGTGGCGATGCCATGTATGTCAAAGATGACTTTATGCTTAATACGGTTGACATCGTACAAGATCCATCTGCTCCAGGAGCTTTTGTTAATGGGATTATGGAAGGCGTAGATTGGATCTGGAATAACGGCATCATTGAAGCTCAAGTAATTGAAAAAATGGAGACTGAAATTAAGACAGCTCCACGCGCTGATCTCTATGAGACTCAGACTCGTGAGTTTAAAAATTTCCTCTCGTTACTGAAAAATAAAACATATTAGGAGGTCAAACATGACTGATCAAGTACAAGACCAGGAAGTTGAGCTCGACGAAGAGAAAATCGAAGAAGCTCACGATCCAAAGAATGCGGAAGCACAGTCTATCGCTTCTGTTGATTCTGCTGAAGATAAAGGTCCTAAAGCCAAAGGCCGTAAGGGAGATAAGTCTAACAGCGAACCAATGCAAAAGTTGCCAGGAACTAAAGCTGGTATGATCAATGCGGCATATATGAAAATGTCTTCTATGAAAAAAGAAGATCTTGCAAATATGCTACAAAAAGTAATGGGTGAAGGTGTTGAAGCCGAAGAAGCTGCAATGGTAGAAAACGTTGACGTTAACTACGAAGCTGATTTTTCTGCTGATCTAGATGCATTGATCGAGTCTGAAGCTACTCTTTCAGAAGAGTTTAAAGCTAAAACAGCCGTAATTTTTGAAGCAGCAATCAAATCTAAATTGGCCGAAGAAATCGACCGTTTGGAAGAAAACTATAAGACTGAACTCGAAGAAGAAGTAGCAGCTACTAAAGCTGATATGGTCGAGAAAGTCGATAGCTACCTCAACTATGTGGTTGAGAATTGGATGGAAGAAAATAAACTTGCAGTTCAATCAGGTCTACGTACCGAGATTGCTGAGAAGTTTATGAACTCATTGAAAGATCTATTTACAGAATCTTACATTGAGGTTCCAGAATCTAAAGTTGACCTAGTTGACGAACTAGCTGCTGAAGTTGAAGAACTTGAAGAAGCTCTAAATACTTCAATGGCAAAAGCAATTCAAGTTTCTGAAGAACTAGAAACATTGAAGCGTAATGAAGTAATTCGCGAAGCTTCAAAAGATCTAGCTGAAACACAAGTTGAAAAACTTGCGAAGCTTGTAGAAGATATTGATTTCGAAGACGAAGAAACTTTTGCTGAAAAAGTGAAAGTTGTTAAAGAATCATACTTCAAAAAAGAAACCGTTGAGTCTGTAATTGAAGAATCAAGCGAAGACGATGGCGATGCCGTAGTTGAAGCTTCTGATACAATGGCTCAATACCTTTCAGCGATCCGTAAAGCGGCGCAAAAATAATTTGGGAGTCCAAACAAATGCAATCTTATGACAAACTAGTCGAAAAGTGGGCACCAGTACTTAATGAAGAATCAGCGGGTACTATCAAAGATGCTCACAGAAAAGCAGTAACAGCTGCGATTCTAGAAAACCAAGAAATTGCTCTACGTGAAGAGCGTAGCCAACAGCATTACTTGGCAGAAACAGCACCTGCAGGTGCAAACACCGGTTCAATCGGAACATGGGATCCAGTATTGATCTCACTTGTTCGCCGTTCTATGCCAAACCTAATGGCGTATGACGTTGCTGGCGTTCAGCCAATGACTGGCCCAACTGGCTTGATCTTCGCAATGAAGTCACGCTACGATGCTGGTACAACAGGCTCAACAGAAGCATTGTTCAACGAAGCAAACACACGTCACGCAGGTACAAAATCAACTGCAGCCGTATCTCAAGAGGGTTCAGGTCTAGACGTAACTAACGCAGGTTCACCTAACACAATCGACTCAGACCGTGTTACTGATCTTGCAACAGCGGCTATGTCAACAGACTCTGCTGAAGCTCTTGGCGATTCTGCTTCAAATGCTTTCGAGCAAATGGGTTTCACCATTGAGAAAGCAACTGTGACTGCGAAGTCACGTGCGTTGAAAGCGGAATATACTCTAGAACTAGCACAAGACTTGAAAGCGATTCATGGTCTTGACGCTGAGACAGAGTTGGCCAACATTCTTTCAACAGAAATCTTGGCTGAAATCAACCGCGAAGTAATTCGTACAATCAACTCACAAGCGAAAACAGGCGCGCTACAGTCTAACACAGCAATCAACGGTGTGTTCGATCTATCAAGCGATGCAGATGGTCGTTGGTCAGTTGAGAAGTTCAAAGGCCTAATCGTTCAAATCGAACGTGAAGCAAACACAATTGCAAAAGAAACACGTAGAGGAAAAGGTAACTTCATTATCTGTTCTTCAGACGTTGCTTCTGCTCTTGCAGCTTCAGGCATGTTGGACTATACTCCTGCACTATCAACTAACTTGAATGTTGATGACACAGGAAACACATTCGCAGGTGTTCTAAACGGTCGTACACGTGTATACATCGACCCATATGCATCTACCGATTATGTAACTGTAGGTTATAAGGGTTCTAACCCATATGACGCAGGCTTGTTCTATTGCCCATACGTACCACTAACTATGGTTCGTGCAGTAGGGGAAGATAACTTCCAGCCAAAAATTGGTTTCAAAACTCGTTACGGCATGGCGTCAAACCCATTCGTAGGCGCAACTCCAGCAAATGGTCTTGCAGCAGCGAAATCAAACCAATACTACAGAATCTTCCGTGTAGACAACATTCTAACTACATAAGATTTTATAACAATAAGAGATCTAACTTGGAGCGCTTCGGCGCTCCTTTTTTTATTATAAATAGGATTATATAACGAGAGATGACAAATGGCTATTGGAACAACTACGGTATCAACTGGAATTTTAGAATCTAGTCTTACAACTAATACTAATTACTTACAACCTACTGGGTTTAAGTTGTCGATTAATCGTAAGTATTTTCCAAATTTAGAATACTTTGCTCAATCAATAATGCATCCAGATACTCAAATTTCTGCGCTTGAAATTCCGTATAAAAGAATTGGATCTATTCCTTTTACTGGCGATAAATTAGTATACGGTGAACTTACTGCTATGATTATTATGGATGAAGATCTTTCTGCTTATAGCGAAATGTATAATTGGATTAAATCTTTTGTAGAAGCTCCAGATATAAAACCATCAGAAGCTAAAGATGGAGATAAAGGTCCATCAGAAGCAGATATTACTGTATCAATTTTAACTAGTCATAATAACGTAGCGAAGAAGATAATATATAGAAATGCTATCCCAACTTTGCTTGGAGATATTGCTTTCGAAGCTTCTCAAGGAGATGTAAATTATATTACATTTCCAATCTCTTTTAGATTTACATACTTTGACATTGAATAAACTTAGGATATATTATGGATTTAAAAATGATCCTCGACATGTGGTCGAGCGACTGTGTTATTGGTCAAACGAGTTTAGATGAATCTTCTCGTCAAACTCCATTACTTCACGCAAAATATTTAGAATTACTTTCAACTGCTAAGCTACGTCTTAAAAAAGCTGAGCAGGAACAAAAAGTATTGCTTAAAGATAAATGGCTTTATTACAATGGCAAAATGGATCAAACTGAAATTGAAGAAAAAGGCTGGAAGCCTGACCCTTTTGATGGGCTTAAGATACTCAAAGGTGAAATGGATTATTACTACGATTCAGATCCGGAGATACAACACTCTGTTGAGAAAATAGAGTACATAAAAACTACGATAGATACTTTGAATGAGATACTTAATAATGTTAATTGGAGACATCAAACAATCAGTAATATGATTAAATGGAGGATATTCGAAAGTGGTGGCTAAACCTAATTACAATTTTAAATTAAGTGTAAAAGATATTAAAATTATAGAAGACGCGCTTCATAATAAAGTCGGTCGTAGAGCCGAACGTATGATGAAGGGCGAAGATGCAGAAGTATTACAAACTGAAACAAAAGAAATCAACGATCTTTTAGGACGTATTCATAATCAAAAGAGTTGGTATAGACCACAACAAGGGGTTTATGTGAGTGGCTAATATTACTATATTAAAGAAAAATGAAAGCACAGCTCTTGTTGATTGCGATGCAGGCATTGCTCAAGAGTTGAGTGAATATTTTTCTTTTTTTGTTCCAGGTTATAAGTACATGAAATTGTACAAACGTAGAATCTGGGATGGTAAGATTAGATTATTCAATGCGGTAAATAGAGAACTTCCGGCCGGACTTTATCCATTTGTTGATGAATTTTGTAAAAGAAATAGTTATACACTTTTAACAGAATCTTCTGATTACGGTTCTCCTTTAGATAAGAATGAACAAAATCCAGAACTTATTTACAAATACATTAAAGATTTAAATTTACAATCTCGTGGTAATCCGATTGATATAAGAGATTATCAGTTTGATGCCGTAATGAAAGCCTTGAATCTAAATAGATGTGTATTACTTTCTCCTACAGGGTCTGGTAAATCACTAATCATTTACTGTCTATCTCAAATATGGTTAAAATATATTACAGATGGGTTTAGGTACCCTCACGCTGGAAGAGTTTTAATTGTAGTTCCTACTACTTCTCTTGTAGAACAAATGGAAAAAGACTTTATCGATTATGGATATAGTCCTAAAGGTATTCATAAAATATATTCAGGAAAAGATAAAGACAATATTAATTCGGCCATCGTAATATCTACATGGCAATCAATTTATAAATTACCGAAGGATTGGTTTGATCAATTTGGAATGGTGATTGGCGATGAGTGCCACGGGTTTAAATCTAAATCTCTGACTGATATTATGAATAAATGTACCGAAGCAAAATATAGAATTGGTACGACTGGTACACTAGATAATGCTCAGGTTCATCACCTTGTTCTCCAGGGACTCTTTGGAAAAATCCATAGAGTTACCACAACGAAGGAATTACAAGATAATAATACGTTAGCCCAGCTAGATATAAATATAATTATATTAAAATATGATGAAAAAACGAGAAAAGATTTTGGTAAAAAAACTTATCATGATGAAATTGATTTTATTGTGGGACATGAAGGTAGGAATCGGTTTATTCGTAATTTAGCTCTTAGCTCTTCTGGTAATACTCTCGTATTATTCCAACGTGTGGATGCTCATGGTAAACCTCTCTTCGATTTAATTAATGAGAAGGCAGAAAAAGATAGAAAAGTTTTTTATGTTTCTGGGGAAGTAGAAACAAACGATAGAGAAGCCATTCGACAAATTACGGAGAAACAAAAAGATGCTATTATTGTCGCAAGCTTGGGTACTTTTTCCACTGGTATTAATATACGGAATTTGCATAATATTATATTTGCAAGTCCGTCAAAGTCCCAAATTAAAGTCTTACAAAGCATTGGACGAGGATTACGTCAATCAGACGACGGAAGATCTACTACCCTTTATGACATCACAGATGACATCCATTATAAAGGAAGAAAAAACTACGCGCTACTTCATGGCGAAGAA